GGTCGCGGCATCGGCCCGCTCGACCGCGTCGCTCGCGCTGTCGAAGTCGATCGCGAGCGCGGCCACCGACGCCGCCGTGATGGCCAGTGACAGCGGACCGCCGAGCGTGCCCATCAGTATCCGGCCCGCGGCGCCGAGGCGGGTCATGGGACCGATCGCGCGGGAGGCCGCGGTGCCGACCCCGGTCACGGCACCGGCGAGCTCGATATAGGCCGCGCGCATCGCCACCGCCTTCGCCACCGCCAGCGTGATGCCCCGGCCCACGAGGAAGGTGACCAGCGCCTGGCCCACGCGCTCGGCGATCTCCTCGACCTCCGCGAAGTTCTCCTCGAGATAGCGCAACGCCTCGGTCAGCCGCGTCACCGCCGCCTCGGCGAGATCGAGGCCACCGTTTTCGGTGGATGTGAGGTTGAGCGCTTCCCAGGCAGCCGTCAGCTCCTTGAGGGCGCCGTCGAGACCACGGAGGCGCACCTCCGCCTGATCCTCGGCGGAGACGTTGTTCAGCTCATCTCCCAGCCTTCGAAGCCCCTCGGCCCCCTGGTCGGCGAGCAGGAGCGCGGTGCGGATCGCGTCGGTGCCGAAGATTGTCTGGAACGACGAGTTGCGCGCCTCGGCGCTCAGCCCCTCGGTCGCCGCCTGCAGCTCTGCCGCGATCTCGACCATGGACTTCATGGTCCCGTCGGCGGCGTAGAACTCGAGGCCCAGCTCCTCCATCGCCGCCGCGGCCTGCTTGCTCTGCGGCGTGAGCCGCTGGAGGAAGTTCTTGAAGCTCGTGCCCGCGTCCGAACCGGAGGCGAAGCCCGAGGCGGTCGCGGAGAGCGCGGTCAGGAACTCGCGGTAGTCGCCGCCGAACTGCCCGACCACGCCGCCCGCCTGCCCGATCGCCAGGCGCAGGTCGTCGAAGCCGAACTTCGAGGTCAGCGCCGCCCCGGCCACCGCGTCCGCCACCTCCGGCAGCTCCGCCGCCGAGAGGTTGAACTGCTGCATGATGTCGGTGACGAGGTCCGCCGAGGGCGCCAATTCCGAGCCGAGGCCGCCGGCGAGGTTCACCGTTGCCCGGAGCGCGCCCTGCAGGATCGCCTCGGTGTCGAGCCCGTTCTTGGCCAGGACCTCGATCGCGTCCGCGGCCTGCTGGGCCGTGAACGCCGTCGAGGCGCCGGTCTGGCGCGCGGCGTCCGCCAGCCGCTCGAGCGCCGCCGCGGGCGCGTTCGTCACCGCCTCGACCCGCTTCATCGCCGCCTGGAACTGCCGGCCCACGTCGAGCGCCGAGCGCCCCAGCGCCACCATGCCGCCCGCGAGCGCGGTGGTTCCGAGAAGCCGTGTCAGCCGCTGGACCGCCGGCACCTCGCCCGCGACCGCCCGCAGGCCGCCGCGCAGGTCCCGCGCGGCGCGGTCTGTGGCCTGCAGCCCGGCCGAGGCCGGTCGCGAGGCCGCCTGGATCGCCTTCAGGCTGCGCTCGCCCGCGGTCCCGAGCGAGCGCAGGTCCGCCTCGAGCTGGCGCTTGCCCTCGGCCGAGAGGCGGATGCTGTAGTTGCGGGTTCTGCTGCTCATCTGTCCTTGGCCTCGCGCTGCGCGTCGGCAGCGGCTTTCACGCCCCGCTCCCACGAGGGCAGCAGGATCGCGACGATGGTCGGGTCATGCCCGCGGCGCGCGAGCAGGTCGGTGGCGGAGGCCAGGTCGAGACCGGCAAAGCCGCCGAAGCTCGCCCGCGCCTGGCTGAGAATGACGGCCGCGTCGGCCGCCAGTGCCCGCCCCTCGATCGAGCGCGGGCGGTGGATGTCTTCGGGGCACGCGCCCTCGCCGCCGAACCGCGCGCAGGTGAAGCTCTCCGAGCTTGCGCACCCCGCGCAGTGGTTCAGCCCGCCGGTGTAGCGGTACCTTGCGAGGGCGCGGAGCCGTTTCCCTCCGACACCAGCGCGTGGAAGGGCGCCATCAGATCCCGCGACAGCACCTGGGCGACGCCCGGGAAGAGATCGAGCAGGTCCCCGATCGTCGCGTGCGTCATCGGCGCCGGCGTGCCGTCATCGGTCTCGATCCCCTCCCAGCCCGTGCCGTGCCGCACGAGCAGGATGCGCAGGAGCGCCTGGCCGAAGCTGCCGCGCACCGCGTCGGCGGCCTCGGGCGGCAGGTCCTCGTCGTCGAGCGCCTCGAAGAGCGCCGCGTCCGCTTGCGACCGGGCCTCCTCCGAGAGCCGCAGCGCCGCGGCCTCGGCTTCCTTGAACTGCGCGAAGGTGAACGGCGCCACGGTGATCGCGACCCCGTAGCCGAGGTCGATCCGCCGCGGGCCGTTCAGCTTGCGCGAGAGCCTCAGCGCCATCAGGCCGGGTTCGCGTAGTCGGGGGTCTGGTTCTTCAGCGTGACCTCGACCAGCTCCGCCCCGGCCGCCGGGCGCACCGCCTGCCAGGAGAACTGCGCCGAGATCGGCCCGCGGCCCTCGACCGGGATGCCGGTCATCGCGAAGCGCACGTCCGGCAGGTCGATCATCAGCGACCGGTTGGCCGCGATCAGCAGCTCCAGCTGCAGCCGGACCGGCGTGTCGTTGGCGGCGTAGTCGTACCAGGTGTCGTCGGTGTAGCGCGCCGAGATGCTGCCCGTGATGCCCCAGCGCGGCGACTCGAAGCCCGCCGCCGTCGGGGCCTGGTTCATCGTCTCCTGGTCCATCTCCACGCCGGAGGTCAGCGTCATGTCGAAGCCGGTGACCTCCGCCGCCGCCGTGCCGCCGCGCAGGACGCGGCCCTGGAAGCCCACCGGGACCTGGTCGGGATCGAAGACGATCGGCGCGCTGTCGAGCGCCGCGCCCGCCTTGGTCTCCGCCCGGCCCATCATGTTCAGCGTCGCCCGGGCGCGCTGGCCGTCCTTGCGCGCGGACATCTCGAGGCTCGTGCAGGTCAGGCTGTCCTGCGCGAAGTGGCGCCCCACGCGGGCATGCGTGATGCCGTGGGTGAGCACCGGGATCACCGGCTGCGCCGCGGCGGTGAACACGTGCTCGTAGTCGGGCCCGGCGCCGGTGGTCGCCGGCGCGCCGAGGATGCTGCGCAGGTGCCAGCCGAAACTGTTGATCCCCACCGGCACGACCATGTTGCCCGAGAGGCTGCGCAGCCCGCGCACCGAGTCGCCGGGGAAGGCATCGCCGCGGATCGCGTCGTCCTCGTTGCGCTCCTCGCTCGGCACCACGTTGTAGCTGTAGAACGGCAAATCCATGAACTTGCCGGGACCGGCGGCCTCCGCCGTTCCGAACGCGGCCTGCTGCCGCGCAAAGAGCTTCGCCTCGTCACCACGTGCATTCGGCATCAGTCTGACTCCATCGGGTTGTCTGGGGTTTCGTAGAAGACGGTGACGGGCAGAACCGCCCCCTTGAGACTGGCCGCGCCGTCCATCGGCACGTCCTCGGTCTCCTGCGGCGCCTCGAGCCGCAGGTAGTCGATCAGCCCGCCGAGAAGCTGGCCGTGCAGAAGCCCGGCCGCCGCCGCGAGCGCCGCGTCGAGCGCGACCGCGCGCGCCGTCTCGTCGGCGTCCTGCACCACGACCTCGAGCTCGTAGACCCGCGCGAACTCGCGCACGCCGGTTCCGAGCCGCTGGTCCTCTTCCTCCGCGTCCTGCGGCACCACGTTGATCAGCCCCTCGTCGGGGCAATACTCGGGCAGCTCCTGCTCCCGCATCACCCGCGCGGCATGCGGCGAGAGCGCCGCGACGAGCGCGAGCGTGATGGCCTCGTGTTTGGTGGGCATGGCGCTCAGCCCCGCCCGTCCAGCATCTCGAACGCCCGGTCGATGTTGCGCGCGAGGCGCGCGGCCTCGCTGCGCTCGATCGCCTTCACGTTCAGACGCCGCTTCAGCCACACCTGCGGCACCAGGATGAACATCGGCACCGAGACGAGGCCGTAGCCCGTCTTCAGCGCCCGCTTGCTCCGCGAGAGCGCGTAGCCCCCGCGCTTGCCCTTCCGCTCGCGCTGGTTGTCCACCACGAGCAGCGACAGCCCCTTCTTGACGTAGACGAAGCGCAGCGGGCCGTAGCGATGCTCGGGGAACGTCTTGGGCGACAGGCGCTTGCGCCCCACGCCCCGGCTCGGCGCGGCCTCCGTGGGGATCGCCAGGAAGAGCCCGTCCGCGGCGCGGATCTTCGCGCCGTCCTCGAAGGCCCGGATCAGCTCCGGCGCCTTGGTGCGCACGACCGCCGCCGCCGTCAGCGACGCGCCCGACTTCGGGTAGGTGTCGAGCCGCCAGGACCGTGCCACCCTCCGGCCGAGGCCGCGCTCGGTATCGGCGCGCAGCGCGCTCTGCAGATCGCGCGCCGTCATCGTCACGCCCATCGTGACCGCCCGTTCCGCGAGGCTCAGCTCCTCGCGCATGTACCGCGCGAGATCGCCCTGCAGCGCCGCATCGATCCGCATCAGATCGCCACCGTGTTCAGCAGGAGTTTCAGCCGCCTCGGGTCGGAGGACCGCGGGGCCGACTGCACCCGCCGCCGCTCGCCCGCGATCTCGAGGATCGCCCCCTTGCCGAAGCCCGCCATGTCGCTCGGCCGCACGTGGTACAAACCGCTCTCGGCCTGCACCGAGAAGCTGCCGACATCGACGAACTTGTCCGGTCGCTGCGGCAGGAGCTTCACCGGCCGGGCGATCACGTCGGGGTCGAGGATGCCGTCGATGCCCATCCTCTCGAAAGACGCATCGACGGCGAGGGCGAACGGGTCCACCGATCAGGCGCTCGCCTGGCCGGTCGAACCGCCACCGGGGGCACTGCCGTCGCCGGCGCCGCCCGTGGCGGACCCCGCCTGTCCGGTCGAACCGCCCTGCCCGGCATCGCCCTTGGCGCGGCCCTTGCCGCCCGACGCCTCGCCCTCCCAGGGACGGTCCTTGGCCGGCGTGCGCTGGCCGGTCTTCTGCTTCTCGATATCCTTGGCCACGGCCTCGGGCACGTAGCCCGTCCAGCCGGGCGGCAGCGTGCGGGTGGTCGCGGGACCGGTGCGGTAGGTATGCGACGCGCTCAGCGTCACGTGAACGTCTTCGGACTTCGGCATCTCGTGCCCTCCGGATCACGGGGTGGAAAGAAAGAGGCCCGGCGCAGGAGACGCCGGGCCGTCAGCGCGCGATGCGCGATCAGTTCGAGGTGAAGCCCCGGACGGAGACCGCCGGGCGGGTCATGATCGGCAGCGTCTGCATCATCGCCTCGACGTCGACGTAGCGGCTCTTCACCTCGAGCATCGAGTAGAACTCCTCGCCCGGCAGGTTCGCCATGCCGACATAATCCGCCGAACCGTTGAACTGCCGGAAGGTCTGGCGCGTGCCCATCGGGAAGAACACCGCCTGCGCCTGCGGGATGAACTCGCGGGTGACGAAGGTCCCGTCCTCCTGCGGCACCGAGGCCTCGGCGAGGTATTCCTTCCAGGTGATGCCGCCGAAGGAGAACCCGTCGGAGGTATCGTCGCGCAGCGGATCGCCCCCGTTGGTGTTCTGGAAGTACTTGTAGCGCTCCTTGAAGTCGGCATGCCCCATGAGCTTGTCGGTGAAGTCGGGGTGGATCAGGGCCATCACGCCCGCGCTCACGTCGCCAAGGAGGTTCGTCTTGATGTGGCGCGTGACCTGCCGGCACTTGCCGGCGAGATCGGTCGTGCCCGTGCCCAGCACGAAGTCCACCGACTTGCGGGTGATCCCGAACTTGTCGAAGAGGTCCGCGATCTCCGAGCCATCCGCGTCGAGCACCTTGCCCTGCAGTGCGCCCGCGCGGAGGTACTCGCGGGTGATGTCGATCGAGCCGCGCATGTCCTCCTGCCGGTCGAGGACCTCGTCACCGGCCTGCTT